GGACGATGTCGACTACTGCCGCGGCAAGGCGACCGTGGTGGCCATCAATGACGCCTGGCGGCTGGCGCCGTGGGCCGAGGCGCTCATCGCGTCCGACGCGGCCTGGTGGAGCTACTACAAGGGCGTGCCGGCCTACACCGGGCTGAAGTTCTGCCTCGAGGCGTCGGCGGCGAAGTGGCCCGGCGTGCAGGTGCTGCGGAACACCGGCGCCGAGGGCCTCGAGACGGAGCCGACCGGCGTCCGCACGGGCCGCAACACGGGCGCCGCGGCCATCAATCTCGCCGTCCACTTCGGCGCCGCGCGCGTGCTCCTGCTCGGCTACGACATGGAAGCGACGGCAGGGAAGGAACACTGGTTCGGCGCGCACCCAAAAGGGCTGCGCGGCGGGTCGCCGTATCCGCTGTTCCGGCAGATGTTCGCGACGATGGTCGCGCCGCTCAGGGCGCTCGACGTCCAGGTCATCAACTGCAGCCGGCACACGGCGTTGACGTGCTTCCCGCGCCAGCCGCTCGCCGAGGGGCTCGCATGACGCCGCGCCTGATTGCCGGCTACGACGGCGACCGCTACGCGCGCCTGGTGCGCGTGCTGGCGGCGACCGCCGCGCGGCACTGCCCGGCGTGGGATGTCCGCATCACGGTGCTGCCGACGGTGACGGCCGAGGCGTCGAAGCTCCGGCACTGGCTGGCGGCCGTGGAGGACGCCCCGGACGGCACGCCGATGCTGCTGATGGACGCCGATAGCGTCATCCTGCACCCGCTGGACACGGTGTGGGACACGCCGTTCGACGTCGCCTGGACCGCGCGCAACCCGGCGTGGTCGCCCTGGCCGAACAACGGCGGCGTCGTCTTCGTCCGCGCCTCGGACGGCGTGCGCGCGTTCCTGCGCGACTGGCGCGCGGCGCTGCTGCCGCTACGGCAGACGACGGGCGCGGTGCGGAAAGACTGGCTGGCCCGGTTCGGCGCCGTCGAGCAGGCGGCCCTGGCGCAGACCTTGGCCGCGACCACGCTGCAGACCGTGGCGCTGCCCTGCCTGGAGTGGAACTGCGAGGACAGCTCCTGGGCGCACTTCGACCCGCAGCGGACGCGCATTGTCCACGTCAAGGGGGCGCTGCGCGGGGCGCTGTTCGGGAAGCGGCCCAGCCCGCGCCGGGCGCCCCAGGTGGCGCCCATCGTCCGCCTCTGGCTGGACCTCGAGCGGAGCCTGACCGTCGACCCTGCGCCCCGTGGGGCGGCTAGGACGGCCACGCCGCGCTGGCCGCGTCCGGCGTCGCCTCAGCGTCCCTACCGCTTCGCCGCGCCGCTGCCGAAGCTCTACACGCCGGCGTGGCAGGCGACCCGGATGAAGTATGCCGAGCCGGCGCAGGCGTGCTTCGATGCCGCCGTGGACCGGCTGGGCGCGCCCGCGTCGGTCCTGGACGTGGGCTGCGGGACTGGGGCGATTGTGACCCACGCGCTGTCTCGTCGGATGGACGCGATTGGCGTGGACCTCTCGATCGTGTCGACGAACGGCGACCCGCTGCGCCATGCCGACCTCACGCAGCCGCTCGACCTCGGCCGCACCTTCGAGTGGGTGCTCTGCTGGGAAGTGGCCGAGCATCTGCCCGCCGACGCCGCGGACACCCTCTGCGACAGCCTGGTGCGGCACTTGGCCCCGGCAAGCACGCTCCTGCTCACGGCCGCCAGCCCGGGTCAGGGGGGCCAGGGCCACATCAACGAGCAGCCGCCGGAGTATTGGCGCGACCGCCTGACGGCCCGGGGCCTGGTCTTCGACGTCGCCTATACCTCGAGCGTCGCGCGGAAGTGGCTCGCCGCCGCGCCGAAAACGCCCTGGTACGGGCACAACCTGCAAGTGTTCCGTCGGCCGGCTGCCGTGCGCGCGGGGGAGGGGCCGACCGTGGTGCTCACGATGCGCACGGCCGACCGCCGCCCGCAGCCGAACTATCTGGCGTCGACGCTGCGGCATCTGCACCGGCAAGGGGTCGACCTCGGCCAGGTGCATGTGTGCTGCACCGCGCCGAGCACGCACTGGCTCCAGGCGGAACTGGCCGGTCTGCCGGCGGTCTCGCAGCATGTGCCCGCGCAGGTGCTGACGCCGAACGACAACGGGCTGGCGCAGGTGCGCGCCGGCCTGACGACCGACGCGGAGTGGATCGTCCTGCTCGAGGACGACCTCACCTTCTGCAAAGACTTCGTCGGCAGCCTGCGGCGCTGGCTGCGCGATGCCGACCGGCCCGACCGTCACGTCTTCCGGGTGTTCGGCTTCACGCAGGCGAAGCATCCCCATCGGGCGTTCTACGACTGGCCGCTCGAGCAACTGCGCGGATCGCAGGCCATCTGCCTCCGGCGCGAGGACGCCGTCGCCTTCCTCGCCTGGGGCACGCAGCACGCGAAGGACTGGTGCCGGGTGACGCCGTGGCGCAACAGCTCGGCCGATCCGACGATCGCGTTTGACAAGTTCGTGGCGGCCTGGGCGACGGACACCTGGCCGCGGACGCCGGGCGTCATCTCGCATCCCTACTTCGTGAAGCATATCGGCGACAAGAGCAGCATCCACGCGCGCGGCGTGCGTAACGATGCGCCCTTCGCCGGCGAACAGTGGAGCTACCGCGCGCAGGAGGCGACGGCATGAGCCTGATTACCCTCGACCAGGCAAAAGCGCACCTGCGGATTGACACGCCGAGCGTGTCGCCGATCGACGCCGCCGAAGCCGACCTGCTGCTGAAGATGCTGCAGGCCGAGTCGATCATCCTCGACTACCTGAAAGTGCCGGCGACGTCGCCCGAGCTGTGGGACGAGACGACCGTGCCGCCGCTCGTGCAGGCGTCGGTCCTGCTGATGCTCGGCGAGCTGTATCGGTTCCGCGGCGACGACGTCGAGGCGCCGTCGCACACGATCGGCGACCTGTCGCCGGTCATCACCAACCTCTTGCGCCGGTATCGCGATCCGGCCCTGGCCTGACCATGAGTGCCGGATACCTGCGCGATCGGGTCACGTTCTACAGCCCCACGAAGGCAACGGATGGCCTGCGCGGGCAGGCCGTGACCTACACGACCGTCCTGGCGACGGTCTGGGCGCACTGGCGCGGGCTGACCACGCGGGAGACGCTCATCGCCCAGGGCCAGCAGACGCTGCCGGCCGTGCGCCTGGTCATCCGGTATCGGGATGGCATCACGACGCAGCTCCGGGTGCAACGCGGTGACGAGGCCGCCCGCTACGACATCGCCTCGGTCAATGACCCGGACGGCCGGCGGATCTGGCTCGACCTCGACCTGGTGGAGGCGCCATGAGCACGGGCAAGACGGCGCTGACCGCGGTGGTCACGGCGGCGATGGCGAAGCTGGCGGCGGGCTCGCCCCCGTTGGCGGCGGGCGGCGTGTGGGACTACGTGCCGGCCGATCCGACCTGGCCGTTCATCTGCCTCGATGCGGCGGACGAGGTGCCGGAGGACAGCTATAGCACGCAGGGGCGGAAGGTGCATCTCACGTTCGCCATCTTCAGCGACTATCAGGGCCGGTTGGAACAGTTTGCGCTGCTCGATGAGGTGATTGCGCGGCTGCGGCAGGTGCCGCTCGCCGGGACGGGATCGCCGGACCCGTTGGCCGGCTGGGAGCATATCGTCACCTGGCACACCGGCAGCCAGGCGGTCGGGCGGTTCGAGGTCGGCAACACGCTGGCCGGGCAGACGCTGGTGAGTTTCGAGGTGCAAGTGGTGGAGTCGGCGCCATAACGGGGCCGACGTTTGGGCGTGCTAAGCGCCCGTGGGAAGGAGCAGTAGGGCTATGAAGTACGCATCCCCAGACGTCAAGGTCTACTTCGGGCCGGGGAGCCCGATGGAGGACATCACCGAGTGGTGCACGGGGCCGTTCACGATGGGCGGCGTCGGCATCTTCGTCGACGCCACGCCGTACGGCGCGACCGCCGTCGTCAATCACCCGGTGGGCATGACCGACGACCCGGACATGGTGCTCGAGGGCCTCTTCGACGACGCCGCCGACGGCCCGCACGAGGCGTTCAAGGTCATCAGCGGCGCCGGCACGGCGGCCTACACCCTGATGGTGACCTACGGGCTCGACAGCCCGGTCACGACCGCCACGCGCCTCGTGCACATTGGCAGCTACGAAGTGCTGTCGGAAGTGAAAAACGTCGTCAAGTTCCGCGCGACCCTGAAGGCCGCCGGCCCGACGAGCTGGAGCTAGTTCGATCCCGGCGCGGAGGGGTCAGGCGAGGGCCCCTCCGCCCCATCAGGAGGGCATGTGGCGTTAGGCAAGCGCGGCGCGGCGGCGCGGAAGGGCATCCCGCACGAGCCGCAGGAGTGGATGGAGTTCCGCCGGCTGTCGGCGTATGAGCTCGAGGAGCGG